CAGCATCAGCGTGAGCGAGCCCTTGATTTGCATGCCTTCATCCATCATGGGATTTCTCCAAAAAAATAGGCGCTGCCCCATTGGGTGCAACGCCTGTACTCAGGTTGATTGATTTGTCTGAACTGAACTGAACTGAACTGTCAGTAAAGCTTGAGGACGGAATAGCCCGCAGTTGGAGCCAGTGGCTTGCTGGCGCTTTGAACCTCGCCTCCCATCTTTCCGATGAAAAGCCTGCGCTCTGTTGCCGTCTGGCACACACCGATGCAGATCCGGTCAGACACGTTCACGGGGTAAACCACCACCACCCGGTTAAAGAGTTGGTCTTCCAGAAAGAAGGTCCCCGCCACCGAGTCATAGCCGACCAGGAGGCTCACCCCTGTACCTGTGGCAGTCCAGATGACCGATGTGGTGATCTGGTTCGGGATGAACCAAAAGCTCACATGAAAGAGACCCGGAATGTTCACCCCCCAGGACACCTTGGTCGTGTCCTTGACCAGTACGCCACTGCCGTAGCGCCCATCGCCGTAGTCCACGCCACTGGATTCAGAGCTCACAGGATTGCCATAACCGCTGAGCCCCCCATTGAGTCGCCAGCCGTAGAGCTCACCCGCTTGCAAGGCATCCTCGCGGGCCATCTGAAACCTTGCTTCGATGCTTTTGAGCGCCCCGTCATAAGTCCACTGCCGTTTGGCTACTGAACTGATCCAGGCGTAATTGGCCGAGGTCCAGGTCTCTCGATCATCCAGAGTCGCCCCGATGCTGGCCAGCAAGGTATTTTGTGCCCGGTAGCTGGTGGGCAGGTTCACCTCAAACAGGTACTCGGACTGGGTCACCTCGCTGTCCATGCGCAGCACATCCAGGCTGTTGACCGATTCGACCGAGGCGAAATGCTTCACGCCGGGGAATCGGGTCGCCTGAGCATCCACTGTCACCAGCAGGTTCGCGTTCTGAGGCTGCGCCACCACTGTGGAGACAAAGGTGGCATCTTCCGAGTAAATGCCGGGCGATGCGATCGCCTTGATCCAGAACCTGCGCTCACCGTCAAAGCCTGAGGGCAGCGTGAAGCTGCTGGACTTGACCTCGGCAATGAAGATCGAGGTGTCCCAGGCCGTACCTTCGCGCAGCTCATAGGCCACCACCTCCGGTTCGGGATTGGGCAGCCAGCGAAATTCCAGCCGATTGGCTGACTGAACCACATCGAACTGCCGCACTGCGGCTGGTGCTAACAGGACCAACTGAAAGGTGGTGACGTGCTGGCTGTACTTGCCGGAGGTGTCAAAGGCGCGGATGTGATAGTTGTACTGACCCGACTCGCTTTGGTCATGCACCAGCTGCGTGCCCGCCGTCTGCCCCACCAGCACACCCGAATCCCACCCTGCACCCACCCTCACCTCATACCCTGAGAGGTCTGCATCGGTGTTGGCACTCCAGCTCAGGAGCAAATCGGTCGTGCGGCGCAACACCACAAAGTCCTGCACATCATCAGGCGGCTGGAGCTTGCCCAGAATGCTTTGGCTCAGGCTTGTGGAGTTACCCAGCTTGCCCGACACACCCACAGCCCGGACCGTGAAGACGTATTCACCGGCCTCAACGTTTCGGATTTCCAGATAGGTGCTGGAGACTTTGGGCAGCGTGACCGTGTTGCCGCCGTTGACGCGGTAGGTCGCCTGGTACTCCAGTGCCCCAAAGACCTGATCCCATCCGAGCTGGATCAGCACCAGTGCCTGATCCTTGACCCGGTACAGGCTCTCGGTCACGGTCAGTCCCGTGGGGGCTGCAGGCGTGGTCGATAGCACCGTGATGGCACGAGGCTGCAGAGCCAGGCCCTGCTCTATGGCTGCGTACTTGCTGGGGTTATGTGCCAGCGCCGTGATTTCGTGGATGCCGGGTTCGCTTTCAGCGACTTGCACCACCCGAAAGAGCTGAGCCTCTACCAGCGTGGAAGACAGCACCCAGATCGCGCCCACCTGAGGGGCCGTTGAAAACGCGCTGGTCACACCCACAGTCCGGCCGGATAGCGAGCCCACTTGCCGTTCTTCAACGACCCCCGTGGGTAGCACCACAGAAATCCGCCACGAACCGACGGGCAGGTCTTGATCGAGCGTGACGCTGACGGTTGTGGCCGCAGCAATGCGCCCACCCAGTCGCATGCCACCCCGGCTGGCATCGGCCACCTTGATGACATCACCAGGCCGAACCACCGCACCCTCGAGTCCGGTGCGGAAAGTGATGATCTCCGACTCGGACTGCTCGGAGTACAGCAGCCATTTGCCCACCCGGTTGGCCTGACCACGAGATGTGCACCCCATAGCCACCACATCGGCCTGCACTACTCCGTAGCGGGCAATGCCTGCGAGGTCTTCCACGTATTCCACCTTCTGGCGGTAGAAATCATCCGGATCCACCCAGCTGACCAGCGCCACTGTGTGCCGAGCCTTGGCAGATGACCCCTGATAGGCGAACTCACCATCGACAACGTTGGCAGCGGTGAACTGGTAGACCGGATCCTGCGGCGCATCCTGCGTGACCGTGATGGCGCCACCCGACCAATAAGCCATGCCCCGGAACACAGAGGCCATGTCCTGCACCACCTTGTAGGCCTGCTCCCGGGTCTGCAGGTACAGGTTGCAGGTAAAGCGTGGCTCATAGCCACCCAGCCCGTTGGGCACCAATTCGTCACAGTACTTGGCCACCCGGTACAGCGCCCACTTGTCGACCTGCGACTCAGGCGTGTAGTTGCCAAGACCGTAGCGGGTATTGGTCACTAGGTCATAGAAGCACCATGCCGGGTTGTCCGTCCAGGCGACCTTGAAGCTACCGTCCCAGACACCGGCATAGGAGCGGGTCTCAGGAAAGTAGTTCGAAGGAATCCGAACCCGAAGGAGCTTCAAGTCATAGCTCCGCCTAGGGATTGAGGTGAACTGCGAGGCATCAACACGAAGCGCCATCAAGGCGCTGTTGGGGTAACGCAGCTTGCTCTCGATCACCTCGGTGTAGGACTCGAGGAAGGTCTTGTTTTGCAGGCTGGCCTGCGTCGAGTCCGCCGTGATGCGGCGCAGGCGCACATCCCAGGGACCGATCCCGGTGAGCGGTAAGTAGTAGCTGCGCTGGTAGCGTGATGAAGTTTTACCCGACACCGTGTCCTGCAGAATCTGAACATACCCAGCTCCCCGGGACTGCAGATCGATTGCATAGGTGACCGAGGCACCGTTCAGGTCACCGTTGGTGGTGTCTTGCAGCGTGAGCGTCGGGATACTGACCTTGATGCGCACGGCATCCACGTCAGGGTCGGTGATGGAGCGCACCACCGGCTGATTGGCCTTGCACTCCACCCCAACAGCCACTTCGTTTTCCACAGCGGAGAAGCCGGGAATGTAGCTTTGTTGCTGGGTGCCAGGGCGGGTTTCGAGCGTGACCCCTGTAAAGTTGTAGCTGCCGTCCGGATTCTGGATCGGGGTGTCGTCCAGGTAGACGGATTGCAGGTCAGCGGCCAAGCCCTCGATCTCACCCTCGCAGACGAGGTCAACCACCCTGGCATAAGCTTTAGAGCGCAGGCTGTCGGGCGCTTCCTGCGCCACACGTGCGCTGCCGCCCCCACCTTTGCCACCACCACCTGCGCCAATGATCAGAGAAGTGCTCTGGGTGCTCATACAGCGATCTCATCCACATCAATGCCTGCGCTGATCACAGCAGAACCCACGATCAGCCGCCCGTAACCCACCGGCACTGGATGCCCTTGGGCCGTGGTGTTAACAGCGCCGTTAAAAACATAGCTCGGCTGGTTTTCTGGTCGCTCGGAAGGATCAGAGGACTTGGCCGTGGGTGCAATCATCTGAGCCACGCCTCCCAAAATCATGGAAGTGCCCACCGAATAGAGGGTGGCCTGAGAGAGAAACGAGCCAGCAGCAGCCCAGCCCATCGGGTTCCACCAGGACACGGCAATCAGGGCCGCACCCAAAAGGATCTGGCCCAGACCATTGCCCCCAGCACCGGAGATCACCGGTGCAATCGTGATGTGCTGCTGGCCCGTAGGCTCATGCAGCCGCTCAAGATTCAAGGTGTCCCGCCCTGCGAGTACTCGGTAGCCAACACCTCTCTCACCTGAGGTCACGAGCTCTCGCTCGAAGGTGGGAAAGTTCGCACACAAGGCTCGAACTGCTTCCGCTGCCGAGGCAACCGCCATCTTGTGCCTGCGCCCGAAGCGCTTACCCAGCTCGCCGAGAAGGATGATGGTGGTCATGGAGATGGGTTGGTTGCTGTGCAATGTCTAAGGGTGTGACGTAGCGTGTGGGTGGTGATCTTTTCCCAGTAGCCGCCATACACATCCCTGCTGGAGAGCCTGCCCTGCAGGTGATGAAGGATCAGGCCATCGTCCAGGTAGATTGCGGCGTGGTTGGGTACGGGCGATGCGACCTGCATCAGCAGGACATCACCCAAATTCATTTCACCTGGCTCCACCACATGAAAGCCTGCGCCAGCGAAGTTGTCGAGGTACAGGTTTTCGCCACGCTTCCACCACTCGTCAAAGCGGGTGAAATCCGGCAGATCGATGCCGCGCTCTTGGTCGTACCAGTCCCGGATCAACGAGTAGCAATCAAGCACGCCATGCGACCACTCGCGTCCGACCAAGGGTGCAGCGTAGCCTTGCGGGCGAAGCTCAATCCACTGCCCCGCCGGGAAACTCGCGATGAACCAGGGCAGCGCCGTGGCCTCGCAGGCCACACGGTCCGCCTGGCTGGGCTCAGGGCTCAAGTTGGGGTGAGAGTGAAACACCCCCACGATTTCGCCGAGCTGGTCGGCGCGCACATAGTCCTCGGGGTGGATCACAAACTGGTCGGTGCCCACGCCGATATTGCGGCATGGGACATAGGACTCCCGGCCCTTGTGAATGACGAACAAGCCACAGGCTTCGCGGGGAAACTCCCGAGCAGCATGGGCCAGCGCCAGCGATTGGTTGACGGAGTCCATCATCGGATCAACCCCGCCGCTGGGAATCCGCCAAAGGGCAGCTCGGCATTCGAGCCAAAGCGCTTCTGACAGGACACCAGTCGTTTGCCGCAGACATCCTGCGTGCGGCCAGTTACCGTCTCGTCGTTGGCATTGAAATAGGCCGTTCCGGTGTAACCACATTCCGAGCCCCGGTAGCTCCAGGGGCAGACGTTTTGAACAATCTGCCGCCTGGGCAAGGACACCCCTTCAAGGTCAAAGGAGGCTGCCAACTCAAACTCGACCACATCCCGGGTCTCTCGTGACTTGCGGTCAATGAAATACACATCGTCGGCAAACTCAGCAGTCGGATCCGCAGTCGGGTTGCTTCCAGTGCCGAAATTCACGGCATCAAGGTACTTGAGCAGCGTGCGCTTTCGTGTGACCCGCGCCCCCACAAGGTCCTGGTAGGAGAGGATGAGTGCGGTGATGCTGCCCGTGACGTTGGCCACCTTGAGTTTGGGGCGCGGCACTTGGCCGTTACCGTTGAACTCAAAGCCTTCAGCCTGAATAGGGAACGGCTCATAGGTGTTGCCCTGCCAGACAACCTGACGGCGCAGTTCGTTGGTGCCTGCATGAAAGCGGACTACGCCTTCGTTGAAGAGGGTCAGGTCAATCACGAAGAGCTCGATGATTGCACTCGGGGAAAGTTGCTGAATTTCTGAGGTAATGGCTTGTGCTGTCATGAGAGATCAAACACCTGCCGGAAGGTGGCGTGGATGTTTTCCAGATTGGGTTCTTCGATGCTGCGGCTCCACTCCTCACAAACGAACTTGCCAACAATGCCGCTCGGAGTGGTCCAGTCAAAGGACTGAACCGCTCCACGAGTACGCAGGAAGTTGTCGATGGCAGCCGCCTCGGCTGTTGATTTGCCCCGAAATTCGAGCGACCAGACCTCAGGCTGGGTGTTGATGCCAAAGGCAAGGCGCTGCTCGTACCCGTCCCCAAAGGAGACCTTGCGGACATTGGGTTTGACGGTGAGGGAGGCCCCAATCGAAGCGATCCATGTGAATGTCGCCATGAGAATCCTTCAATACATCACTGCCGACGAGGGTCCAACAGACCACCGGCCCGCTTTTGGTTGAGCAGCTCCTGGCGCACCGCGCTGGAAATCGCCCGCCCCAGGTCTTTGCCCTGCCCTGCGCTGCTGGTCACCCCACCCTCTGCTACGTTGACCGAGATGTTGAACACATCGCCGCTCCCTGACGAAGACTGGTTCATCGTGACGGGGATCGAGCGACCATCTGGGAGCGGCACATAGGCCTCGGCCATGGAACCCTCGCCAAAGACCGCCAACTGAGGCGTGGTGGCCACACCGCCACTGGCGTAGGCCCGCAAAGGCAAGGGGCCCGATGAGGTCATGATCCCGCCATCGGCAAACCCGAACATGCTGCCCAGCGCCTTGGCCATTGGCAGCGTGATGGCTCGCTGTATCTGGATGCGGATCAGGTCAGAGATGATGGAGGTGGCCAGCGACCTGAAGTCGAGCTTGCCCGTCATCACAAAGTTGGTGAGCGCATCGGTCATCCCATTGAAGGCCCTGGTGGTCACCGCCTCCATCTGCTTACCCACCTGCTCGGTTTCTTCACCCAGGGTGCGCAGCGCCTTGGAGAACCCTGCGCCGGGGTCTGACAACTCAAGGGCCCGTTGCCCCAGCAAGGTCGCCCCATCGGCTGCCTGACGGGCAGCCTCCTCGATTCGCCGAAACGATTCGGCCAACTTGTCATTGCCAGGCGTGGCCTCCACCAGCTCTCTGGCCTTGGCAGCGAAATCCGCCAACTCGTCGGCGCTGGAGCGCCTGGCAGCGGACAGACGTTTCAGCGCATCGATCTCGCTGATCGATCCGGTCTCACGCAGGACCTTGATTTGCTCTTCGGTCGATCGAAGCTGCCCCTGGCTCCTGGCCACTTGCTCCTGCAGATCCTTGAGCGTTTCACCCGGCAGCTTGATTTCGCGCTCGAGGTTGGACTGCTGAGCCTCGCGCTCGAGCTTTTCTCGGCGCAGGGTGATTTCTGAGAGCTTGTCTTGCAGCTTCAATTTGTCCTGGGCTGTCTTGGCCACGGTGGCCAGGCCACGCTTCAAGATGGACTCTTCCTGCGCATACAACTCGCCCAGGCGGTCCGTGAATTCCTGCTGGGCGTTCAGCCGGGCCTCACTGGCCTCCTTGTAGCTGATGTAACCCTGCCCCTCGTAGAGGTCAATGATCTTTTGCCGGTCCTTCAGAAGGCCCGTTTCCACATCGGTCAACCCCTGCAGCTGCTTGATGTCGCTTTCGATCTTGGCCATGGCCGCTGCGGTGAGCGCACCAGTGGCCGAGTTGTAGTTCAGCTTGAGCTTGGCGGCTTCACCGGCCGCTTCGGTCTCGCCCCGGTTGATGGCGTCAAAGCGCTCTTTGACCGCATCGGCCAGGAGCGGCATCTTCCAGAGATCAACGTAGGTCTGATTGGCCTTTTCGACGATCGCATTGCGCTTTTCCAATGCAGTCTTGAGGGTGGCTTGGTTCTCCTCAGAAAATGGGTTCAGTCCTTTGCCACCAGCGAGGAACGTGCCAAGCAGCTCAATATCGGCCCAGACCGCCTCGAAGCTGCCCATGACCGCCTTGGCCATCTGGATCACACCTCGCAGCGCATCGATCACGATGGCAATGCCATACGCTGTGTCCTGCGCCCAGGTCTTGAGCGTGCCATCGTCTCGCAGCTTGACCATGGCCTCAGCCGTGTTGTGCGTGCCCAGCATCACGGCCTTGAGCTCACC